CATGTCGACTCTAGTACAACAGTACCGAGTCTTTTTGTTCAGGTTAGGCTTCCCACATGCTATCATATGGGAAATCCAGTCTGAGTCTTCCCCTTTTACCCGGAGGACCTCCCGGGCTTTTCTTAAAATGGTCCTTTCGTATTCGGGGATATAATCGAATTCGTACATTATATCCCCTCCTTCCGGGTGGCGTCGACGTCTAGAATCAGTAGGTCCTCCTGGAACCTGCTGGGACGCAGCTCCCTAGGGTACGGAGCTATCTTCCGCGCAAGTTCCTGCGCAGAATAAGTTCTTGGGGAAAGAGTACATTCTCCCTCTTGGGCTAAACCTTCTAATATATCCTCCATCTGTGCACCGTTTTTTTCTGCAATAGACATTCTTTTATTTCCTCCTTTTTTTTTGGGGGGGGGGACTAGTCCTCCCCTTCTAACCACACCCGGATTTCCTCTATTTCCGGATGTTCTGCCAGCTCCTCCAGAGCTTCCTCCTTCGTAAGGAGGTAGCCCTGGTCGAGTTCCGAGCCCTGCCATTGGCTCCAGAGATGCATGAGCAGATACTCGTCCCCGTCTTCGTCCTTCACCTTCTCCAGTTTGGCGTGGTTCCCCATGCCGCCGTAGGTGAAGTCTGTGCTTCCAGGTCTCTCCTGGTAGTCCAAATTGTACGAGTCGAGAACCTCGAACTCATACTGGAGCATATGCTCCTCGCCAAAGCAGGCATATGTCCAGTTGCTATTCCGCACATACCCATACACGGGGAATGTGGGTACAACCCCGAGGTCGAAGAACCGGCATTCGTCCAGGTCAAAGGCCAGGCAGCCCTCGGCCGGGGGAGTATATATATCCTCCGGCGCATAGGGAGTTTTCCCTTCTGCCCCGACAACCTCTGAAACAACCTTTTCGAGCTCGTATTCAGAAAGGTCTTTCACGTCCTCAGGCAGGCGGTCGTTCAGGTCGTCCGCCCTGTCGCCCTGGATGTCTTCCCAGACCAGAAAAGAGAACTCGAAAGTTGATACTGCTTCTTCTACTTTCCCTGCAGGGATAATATCCCCGTAGTGGTACCCGTTATACGGGTCTGCTTCGGTCCGTTCCCAAAATAGAATTTTTCTCATTTTTTATTCCTCCTTTTTTAATTTTCCCCTGGTGGAACATGCTTCAGGTTTTTTTCCATTTTTTTTCATTCCTCTTTTTTTCTGGAGTCCCCTCTATGGGGTAACTCCCTTTTCCTCGGCTGCCCGATTTAGGACATAGGTCCTGGCAGGTCTATTCTTCTGCCAGGATTGCATCGATTTCCGCGAGGCGTTGCAAGAGCGCTTCTTTTTCGGCCTTCAGCGCCGCCAGCGGGTCGGCGGCCTCGACAACCTCTTTATTTCCTCCCTTTCCGTGGTATTTGTTTTTCCGCTTCCCGGAACCAAACAGTAGACTCTATATTAGATCCTCGCTCGTTTATAATACGTTCTGCGTTTTCCTCCTTTTCTAAAAAAACTTTTGCCAACCGATAACGGCTTATAACCTTCTCCGCTCCAGCAGTAGACTTGCCTTGTTTTTCAAGCCCCTTTTTCCGATCTTCATAATACCGAATTCTTTCTTCCGCGTTGTTAAACAACGCCTCTTTTATTTTTTCCGCCCATGTTATTTGTTTTTTACTTCCCTTCATTTTCTTTCTCTCCTTTCTGTCGGGTTTTGCCCCCCGGCTCGGCTGTTCTTTTTTTTCGTCTGTCTGCCTTGCTTGATTCTAGTATAGTACTATTGCTATTGTCTGTCAAGACTTTTTTTCATTTTTTTTTATTTTTTTTAAAAAACCTTTTAAACTCCTTTTTTTCGGGGAACAGAGGTGGTAAAATCACAATAGGACTTGTGCGCTATCGGCGAGCAGGTCTTTTTTTATATCCAATATTTAGAGCCTGGGCGATTGCCTTGGCTTTATTTTTTTATGCAAAAAGGCGATATACGGGGAGTTGTAAGGTTGATACCGACATGAATATCGGGAGCAAAATAGAGATATGAGGCAGAACGAAATGTTACAAGCGCTATCGAAGATCTGGGAAAGCTGCGCTTTGGATTGGCCAGAAGAAGATCTGGGGGAGATACTGCATTTGATAGAAGAATTGCAGAGCAAAATTTTTGTGTTGGGAAGGTGAAAAGAATGGACTTTATTTTGACACTCTAAAAAATAGGATAAACAAATAGGGAGAGAAAGAAAAATAAGGGGAGAGTAGAGAAAGTGCAAAAATATCAATTGCTACCACCGCTGACACAGGAAGAATATGAGGCATTAAAAGCAGACATAGCGGAGCGCGGTGTTTTAGTGCCAGTCGAATATGACGAAGACGGGAATATCCTAGACGGTCATCATAGGGTTAAAGCATGTCAAGAGCTTGGAATAAAAGAGTGGCCTCGGCTTATCCGTGCTGGCTTGAATGAAGATGAAAAAGCCGAACATGTGTTGAAACTGAACGTCCACCGGCGACATTTACCGAAGGAGTGGAAGCAGGAGAAAGCTAAGGAATTACGCCAACAGGGGTGGAGTTACCGGAGAATTGCGAGGGTGTTGGGAGTAAGCCATATGACGATTGAAAGATGGCTGGGCAAAGAAGGTGTAACATTTGTTACACCTGAAGCTGGGAATACTGTCATCGGCGCTGACGGCAAACAGTATCCATCTGAGAAGCCTAAGAAGAAAAAGAAGAATAAGACCGTATTCATTTCAGAAGAAACAGCAAAGAAAGCTCAGGAGCTACCGAAAGAGCGCAAAGAAGCCGTCTTATTGGGAAAGAAAAAACTGATGGAAGCTAAACGGGAGGTAAAGGCAGAGCAAATTTCCAAAGCAGTCGAACTACCGAAAGATAAATACAGGATAATTTATGCGGATCCGCCTTGGAATTATGGCAATACTCAGCCAGATTATCACACAGAACAACGCGATCACTATCCTACAATGACAATAGAGCAGCTTTGTGAGATACCGGTTAAAGATATTTGCCTTGATGATGCCGTGCTTTTTTTGTGGGCAACTTCTCCTATTCTTGAAGAAGTATTTGAGGTAATAAAAGCCTGGGGCTTTAAATACAAAGCTTCGTTTGTATGGGATAAAGTCAAGCATAATATGGGGCACTACAACAGCGTAAGACATGAGTTCCTTTTAGTGTGTACAAAAAGAAGCTGCCAGCCGGATGTTAGAAAATTATTTGATTCTGTTTACGTCGAAGAAAGGACGGAACATAGCAGGAAGCCGGAATATTTCAGGAAAGTTATAGATACTCTTTACCCGTATGGAAAACGCATTGAGTTGTTTTCCAGAAGGTATGTTGAAGGATGGGACGCTTATGGCAATCAAATATAAAAATCCTATATATCCCGATGCCAAAAGGAAAACGACTTTTGAAGATGGTCTAGAATTTCAGGATTTTGTTGCTGATATTCTTCATAGGAAACTCGGCTTAGTGATTACAAATTATACTAGTTGTAAGTGGCAGTTTAATGTAGGCGAAAATATGCAGGGCATTGAAATCAAATTGGATAAGCGGATATTGGAGACAGGGAATGTCTCTATAGAGGTCGGGGAAAAATCCAGGGCAGATTTGCCAGATTATACGCCTAGTGGTATCTTGCGAAATGATAACTCGTGGCTGTATGTGCAAGGTAATTATGAGATAATCTTTATCTTTGCTAAAAAGATATTGTTGATGCTTTATTATTCTGGCAGGTATAGGATTGATAATTTACTAACTATACGACGGTTTTTGATGCCAATAACAGATGCTGAAAAATATGCTGCCAAGATTTTAAAGCCAAAAGAATTAAACTACGTCTTTCACAGGTGTTTTTAATGCAAAAAAAAGACACCAAAAATGTGGTTTGAGGCATTTGAGATAGTATATATATATATCAGTTGCAGGCAGGATTCTTGTATGTACGGAAAATACGGGGTTTTGAAGGATTGAGACCTAGACGTTTATGTCCCAAAAGGGGGGCCTAAAAAGACAAAAATGTCCAGGAAATACATACTATAAAAAAAAGGAATAGGTTCTTGTAACAGGTAATTCAATAAACGCCTGGATGAATAAAAACAATAAGCCAATAGGTAGACTACCAAGCCAGGGGGTGAAAATAGTGTTACAAAAGGTCACGAACATAGATCCAAGAACTGGGGAAGTTTTTTCATGGAAAGAAAAGTATATACCGGATATACTAAACGAGGAAGGATATAAAGTTCCAGCTCATAAATTAGGAGCAAAATTATTCTCAAATGTACCTTTCCCTCCTGAAATGTCAGATACGGAAATAGGGAAAATGGCTAGATTATCAAAAATTATGGTAGCAGATAGTAATATGTTGGGATACCGAACCAGGGCAGGAATAAAAGCATACACAGAAGCCCAAATTATCGAGATTATTAATCTTTCTCCAAAAAGGGGAAGGGAATTTATAAAAAAGATGCTAAAAATAAAAGTCATGCAAGTCAGCACAAGAAAATACGGAAATGTAGAGCAGGAAGAGTTTTATGTCAATCCTGCTTATTTTTTTGCAGGCCGTAGGATAAATATTAATCTGTATCTACTTTTCAGGGAAGCACTTGATCCGATTATTCCCGGGTGGATAAAAAAGGAATTTCTAAAAGCTGCAAAGGAACAAGAAGTGCCACAAATTAGGGCTGTAGAAAAATAACTAATCATATCATAGATGAAGGAATAATTTTACCCTCAAAATGGGCTTTGTCGTTAGAGGATTCTTTTATTGGAGTAGTTTTGGGACTGTGGTGAAAATACCACAGGTTTTAGTTATTGGAGGTGAAAAAAATGAAGATACTTTTTGATACTAAAGAGGAACTACAACAGGCAGTAGACCAATACTTTGCTGAGTGCGAAGAGCAAGAGAAGCCTTGTACTGTCACAGGCTTAGCAGCTGCACTAAAAACGTCTAGGCAAACACTTATTAATTACCAAAACCGGGAAGAGTACGCAGAAGTTATAAATGATGCTAAAAGGAGAATAGAAGCCTTTGCAGAGGAGCAGTTATTTACAGGGAGAGCTCTAGCAGGTGTTATTTTTAGTCTCAAAAACAACTATGGCTGGACAGATCGCCAGCAGGTGGAGTATTCCGGCCCGAACGGGGGCCCAATAAATGTAAAAGCAGAGCCAGACTACAGCAAGCTCACAGTGGAGGAGCTGAAACAACTTGAAGAAATTGCGACAAAAGCCCTGCCAGGAGCTTGATTTGCATAAATTGTATAAAATTAGGAAGGCATTATACAAGAAGGATGCTGAAACCTTCATAGAAAAATGCGTATATATAGAAGACAGGGACTCACCGACATTGGCAGTCCCTTTTTCATTGTGGCAGGGGCAAAAGGATACATTGCAGGCCTTTTTAGCCAACAGGCTTAACATCGTGTTGAAAGCCAGGCAATTGGGCCTTACCTGGTTGTCTCTGGCTTATGCTGTATGGCGGATAGTATTTACCCCAGGATATGCGGTTACGGCCTTATCCAAAAGGGAAGAGGACGCGAAGGAGCTAGTTAGAAGGGCTACATTTATTCTCCGATACCTTCCTGAATGGCTTATACGGGAAAAGAAAAAAACGCCAGAGGGTTACGCGGGGCCAACATGGGAAAGCACCACCATGAGCATTACAATAGCTTTTCCAGGGGCGGAACCTGCAACCTTCCAGAGCATGACAAGTTCTCCCGATAGTGGACGCTCATTTACAGCTAGCCTTGTAATTTTAGACGAATGGGCATTTCAGCAATGGGCAGAAGAGATCTGGAGCGCAGCGTATCCCACAATAAATAGGCCAAGTGGTGGGCAGGTGATAGGAGTATCTACAGCAAAAAGACTCACCCTGTTTGAGGATATATGGACAAAAGCAGTAGCAGGAAAGAACCGATTTAAAGCGATATTTCTGCCGTGGAGGACTGACCCACGCAGGACAGAAGAATGGTACGAAGAAACCAAACAGAATCTACCTTCTACATATATGCAGGAGTACCCCAATACAGCAGAAGAGGCATTTAGCGCAGGAGATGGGACAGCATTTCCGGAGTTTAACCGAGATATTCATGTATGTGAACCTTTTTCTATTCCAAAACACTGGAAGCGGTGGATGTGTTGTGATAACGGTTATGATGATCCGTTTGCATGGTATTGGCTCACAGTATCAGAGGATGGGACTGTATTCATATATAGAGAGTTCACCAGGGACAGGGAAGAAGAGAAGTTGCTGTATTCTGACCAAGCCAAAAGGGTGGTGGAATTATCTACATATACAGAGGTAGAGAATGGGCAGGAAAAACAGGTGTTAGAGAAGATAGAATATATTGTTGCTGGTTTAGACGCATGGAATACCCACCATAGAGACCAGACTGGAAAATCTCTTATAGACTATTACCGGGATGGTGGGATAAAATACGGTTTTCAGAAGGCCATTACTGATAGGCGACTTAGGAAATCTACATTGCATGAATACCTGAAGCCATATGTAGACGAGAATACCGGAAAAAAGACAGCAAAGCTACAGATATTTAGCAGTTGTAAAAAACTGATAGAGATATTACCGCAGCTACCTAAAGATGAGAAAGATGCCGAAAAGGTAGCTGATTGTGCAATAGATCACCCATATGATGCAGTTGGTTATGGACTTATAGCGTACCATACTAAGCAGACAAAACCGTTGAAACCCAAACTACCACCAGAGCAGCAAAGAGTCCACGATCACATACAAAAAATGATTAAAAACAAGAAAAAGAGGTATAAAAGATATTTAGGAGGGTAACCAACATGGAATATTTAATTATTATCAGCCTTGTTTACTGCGGTGTTCTAGCCTATGGCATATGGCGTTTTACAACCTTTGGGATAGAGAATATTAAATACTTAGAAGAACTCACAGCCAGGCAGGAAGCAGAGAGAAAGGACTTAATAGACAGGCTTATGGCGAGAGACTTAATCGAAGTAAAACAAGCACAGAACATAGAGAGAAAAACAGGTGGGAGAGTGTTAAGTAAAGGGCAAAATGAAAGGAAGATAGCTGAGGAAAAGGAGAGATTGGGCAAATGATAGAACTATTTGGTTTTGACGATTTAGATTATAGCGAAGAAATTATAGGTATGCAGGTATCCGGGAATAAGGTAGTAGTGGCTACGAATAGGCGTGTAGTTATGTTCACTGTAGAAGGGGACGAGTATAAAAAAGACGAAGCTTATACTTGTAAATATTGCGGAGAAAAATTTAGCAGCCCTCAAAAATTAGCAACTCATACCAGGTACTGTAAGAAAAAATGATTACTAAAGACAGGAGGACAGGCAGAAGTTATGGGGAATATAACCCGTATTGGTGACGTGGGTTGGCTATTAGATGCACTTATAGCTGAATATGAAACAGGCAATATTCAGGGTTTTATGTTTCAAGTATTAAGAAAAAATGGTGAAACAGTAAATGGGTATACAAGCACTTTAAAATACATTGAGCAACTGGGAATGCTGGAATCTATAAAGAAAGATATAAACGATGGTGTTGCTATGAGATGATGTAGGAGGTTTTATTTTCATGTTATATGAATTACAGAACAAACTTTCAAAAGAAGAAATAGAGGTTATAAAAGACCTACGCAAACTAACTAATTGGGGCTGGGGAGAGCAAAAGATAATAGTCAAAAATGACGGTGATATTGTAATGAGCCAGATAAGGCTAGACAGGAAATTAACTGAAAACAGGAGGAAATATGAAACAAAGAATAACGGTGGAGCAATTAAAAGAACTAACTGATGAACAGCGGGAGAGGTTAAGAGATTGGTGGAAACCGGATATAGGCGACAAATATGTAATATTTCACAAAAGATCCCATAGATGTTGTTTCGTAACTGGTTATGGCATCACAGGTATATTGAAAGATCGTGTGCAAGAACATAGGCTTAAGCTAGAATATGCTGGTGTGTGGTACTACAAAGGAACGTGGCATGCAAAAAGGCTATGTTTCCCTTTACTTAACATAGGCCAGTGTATAGAAATATTGCTTGATTTAGATGGACTTAAATATGTATATGACCGATATGGTTTATTGAATAATAAATATGTTTATCTTGGATGGGAAGAATGGGATGAGGGTACAGAGTTAATAGATGCCCTTTGGGAAGCTGTAAAAGAGATATTATAACTAAATAAACACATTCCTATCAGGAAAACCGGGGAGTGCAGAACATAACAGGTGAAAGCCTGTTGTATTCTGTGCTCCCCTTTTTTTATTTTCTGGGAAAAAGGTGGTGAAACAATGGCACATATCCAAATGAAAGATATAGATAGCGAAGAGGATTTAATTGCCTTTGGCAATGATTTTTTCCAAAAGTCGGCAAAAGCAAGGCGTAAGCAGGAACAGCAATGGTTATTGAATCTTGCTTATTTGGCTGGTGACCAACTTGTAAATATAAACAAAGTTACCGGCAAATTAGACCGCATTAAGGTTGAATACGATCCTGACTGGATTATTCGCACAGTGGATAACCGTGTTTTGCCAATATATCGAGCAATTACGGCAAAGTTGACAAAAAATAAACCTTTCCCGAGTGCTAAAGCACACTCACAAGAAGAAGGAGATATACAGGCAGCCAGGGCAGCAGAGAAGCTGGAAGAGCACCATTGGAATATGTTGGAGCTAGATGACATTCACCCAGAAATGGTGGGTTGGCTTGCAGCAGCAGGTAATTGTTTTTATAAGCAGTTTTGGAATGAAAAGAAAGGAGATAAAATACCTGTTTCTGAATCCATTGACGTTGAAGCAGGGTTAAATGGGGACGGTACGCCTAGATTAAAAGTACATGAAGAAAATATTGATGCTATTCCTTTAGGGGATACCGATTTAATCTTACGTTCTCCGTTCAATATTTATCCTCAACCAGGTAAAACAAAACTAAAAGATATGTCTATATTGGGTGATGCAGAAATAATGGACGTATCGGAAATTCAAGAACTATATGGCGTTGAAGTTGCACCTGAAAAAGATACAGAGCTTGTTGTAATGCAGAGCAGTATAGACGAGATTATTGAAGCTGGGAAGGTGTCAGGCGGACAATCATTAAACACAGCAACGGTAAAAGAGTTATACATACTACCTAACAAGAAATTCCCTAAAGGCATTATGTTCCGTTGGGCGGGAAATAAACTTTTAGGTAAACCGCAGTCTTGCTCTGAGATGCCTTTTGTGCATTTTGGGCTTATATTTATACCGGGTAAATTCTGGCATAAAGGAGTTATCGATGATATTATTCCTTTGCAGAAACGTTGGAATCAGTTGTTGTCGAAGATAGAAATGCACAATGATTATTACAATGACCCACCAACTATCATAGATCCTAATATTATCAATGCTGATGATTGGACTAATGAACCAGGCTTACTTTTAGAATCAGAAATGCCAGGGGCAGACGTAAGGTCAGCAGCTCATATACTACCTGTACCGAAGCTGGACTCTTCTATATTCAATGAATTAGAGATACTTGACCAGCAGTTTGAAGTTGTGTCTGTTTTAAGCAAGGTTTCCTTCGGTAAGGATACACCTAATGCTAAAAGTGGCATAGCAATAAACTTCCTGCAAGAGAAAGATGATGATATTGTAAGCCCTTTGATAAAAAATATAGAAGCTGGCTATGCCAAAGTATTTAAACGAGACTTCAAACTCTGTCAGGATAATTACGAAGAAGACCGTGGTTTTGCTATTGTTGGTGAAGATAACAAGATTGAGTGGATAGAGTTTACTAAAGCTAATCTCGAAGCCAATATTGATATTGGGGTAGAACCTGGTAGTGCAATGCCTAGATCAAAGGTAGCACAGCAGGCAATGGTTTTGGATATGCTTCACGAAGGATTCTTCACTGATCCAAGAACAGGCAGGCCGGACTACGCTAAGGCACTTAAATACATGGAATTTGGATCAGTCGACGAAATATATGAAGATGCTTCACTAGACTCAAATCATGCTAAGAGAGTTATCGAGAAACTTAAAGACGGCATTATGGTAGAGCCTCAAGATTTTTGGAACCATGAAGCTCATATTTATGAAGTCAACCGTTTTAGAAAAACAGCCGAATTCGAGGAAATGGATCCAGAAATACAAGAATTATTTAATAATTATGTATCTATGTGTCAGCAATTTATTCAGGCTAAAAGGCCACAGAATGAGCCACAGCAGGCTCAAAATACAGCACAAGGAGGTATGCCTACAGAAGAAGAAATAACATCTTTCTTGCAAATTCTAGCGCAGGAAAGACCTGATGTTATACAACAACTAGATGCAATGCAGCCTGAGCAAAGACAGCAGGCAATATTGCAATTGATGAGTCAACAAAGCCAACTAGGGTCAGGGTAATACTCTCTCCGTTATCCTGGCCTTCCCTTCGGGGAAAGGAGGTATAGAAATGCCAATACCAAAACCGGAGAAAAACGAAAAACAGGCAGATTTTATTAAAAGATGTGTTACTGATAAAGTTATGGAAACTGAATACAAAAAGAAAGACCAGAGATTAGCCATTTGTTATAACCAGTGGCGGAATCACCGAAACTAAAAAAGTTTTCTTGAGCGATCAACCTTAGAGGAATCGCTTTTTTTATTTTAAAAAATACGCACCAACCCTTATGGGAGTGCAAGGAGGTAGAAAACATGTCAGAAGAAATGGGTCTTAATGAAGTTATCGAAGCTCCTGAAACGAAGGAAACTCCAGAAAGCCAGGAAACATCAGTTAATGATAGCGTACAAGTGGAGGATTTCAAAGATATTGCTCCTTTTCTGCGCGAGCATCAGACAACCCAAGTTGAGGAACCCGACGATAGCGAAGAAACTGTTGCGGAAAGCAAGGAAGAGACTGTTACGGAGGGAGAAGAAGAGAGTCTGTCGGATACTCCTGAAGACGAGGGAACTGAAGCAGCAGAACCGGAGGAAGAACACAAACCACTTGTCCTGTCTGATGGACGTGAAGTAACCCCTGAAATACTGCAAGAACTGGAAAAAGGCAACATGATGCATGCAGACTACACAAAAAAGACACAAAAATTAGCTGAGAGGGACAGGGAGCTTCAAGAGCAACTTAAAGAGTTAGAAAAATTTAATGCCAATAAGGAACAAGCTGAACAAGCACTCCAATTATTGCAGTCGTTGGAATTAGACCCAATAGGCACTCTAAATCAACTTTGGGAGTCATATGAGCAACAGGGAATTACCGAGCCTGTAGACCCAGAGAAGATAGAGCTACAGAAACAAATTAAACAGTTAGAAAATGAAAAAACAACTATTGAAAAATCCTTTGCTAAAAAGCAAGAACAAGAAGCTATTAATGCTTTCAATGCTTATGTAGATGGTTTACAGGAGAAATATAAAGACCAAGGCTTTAACCGTGACGAAGTGTTACAGTGCTGTCATAAATACGGTATACCTGACCCGGAAGTTGCATTTAAAGCCATGAAATATGATGATTCTGTACCGAATTTACAAAAGCAGATTGATGAGTTAAAGGAACAAATAAAAATCGCAGGACAGGAGGCGGTAAATGAGTATGTAAAGAAAAAGGCTGGTAAAGCTGAAGAGTTTAAACCGCCTGTGGGTAGGGGCGGAACAGGTTCACCACCTATAAACTTAAATAAAAAACAAACATTTAAAGATGCGAGGCGTGCAGCAATGGCACGTCTTTCTAATACTTAAAGGAGTTGATTTTTATGCCACAGAGTTTAGCAAATTTTGATGCCGTATTAAAAGAGGATTATTTAGGACCTATTCGCGAGGAATTGGCGCAGGATAATGTTCTGTTGCAAAGACTTGAGAAAAATGAGGAAGATGTTGGTGGCCAACAGGCTGTTGTACCCTTACATGTTTCCAGAAATAGTGGTGTAGGTGCAAGGCCAGATGGTGGCCTTTTGCCTTCTGCTGGCAACCAGGGATTTAGCCAGGCAGTTTATAACTGCGCTTATAACTATGGGCGCATTGAAATTACCGGGCCTACTATTAAAGCATCAAGGAAAAACAAATACGCTTTTGTAAAAGTTGTAGATGCTGAAATAAAGGGCATGGTAGCCGACTTAAAGAATGACATTAACCGTCAGATGCATGGTGATGGCTCTGGTGTTTTGGGACTGGTAAACGGTGATCCGAATACTGGGACTACCTTGACTATGGATGCTCCCGGTACCATGTATCTCCATAAAGGTATGAAACTGCATTTAGTAGATCCTTCTTCGACTACTCCTGGAGACTTTAGGGCTAATGTAGGAGAAAAAGTTGTTGCCTCCAAAACTAGCGCAACTGCTGTAGAAGTAACTACTGGATTCCATGCTGATGCTGCTGATAATGACTATGTTGTTCGATCCGGTTCGTATGCTCTTGAAATGATGGGGCTTAAAGGTATCATTGATGATGGTTCTCCAAGAGCCGGACTACATGTAGGTGGTATTAATCGTGCTACTGCCGGTAATGAGTTCTGGGATGCCTATGTATTAGATAACGCTGGAAGTCCCCGCAAACTCACTCTCGATTTGATGCAGCAGGCTATGGATGGAGCAGAAGAAGAGGGTGGTAGAATATCCCTCATAATGACATCCAGAGCTGTAAGAAGGAAATATCTGTCTTTGGTTAAAGCTGACGGTAGATTTGTGAATGAAATGAAGTTAGATGGAGGCTTCAAGGCACTTGAATATGACGGTGTTCCCTTAGTAGTAGACCGTTTCTGTTTGCCTAATAGAATGTACTTTATTGATGAAAAAACCTTGCAGTTCTACCGCATGAGTGATTTTGACTGGATGAACGAAGATGGGCATATCCTAACTAAAGTGTCTGGTTATGACAAATATGAAGCTGTTTTATTCCTTTATGCAACTCTTGGCTGTGACGCTTGCAACAAGAACGCATTACTGGATGATATAGCTGCTTAGAGGGGCTAATCCCCTCTTTAATTCTTAGGAGGTGGAAATTTTGATAAAACCTAATAATGTACATCAATCTCTTAAAAAGAGAATAGTTACCTATCAGGTAGCAGACTTAGATGCTAATGGAGATTTAACCGACATTCCAGTATTCCGCTGCCCCTGTGCTTTAGAAATCGTTGAAATAGGAATTATACCGCAGGGTGATGATGCCGGGATAGATGCAGATAATACTAGCGTATGGCTAACTGAGGTTGGCTCTACCGCATTGGTGACTAAAACTTATAACAATACTGTTACCTTCCCCGATAAAGGTGTTTATGAATCTTTGGGTACGGTAGGTAATGGCAAGAGAGACGAAGGGGACATTGTTACTCTCTCTATAACTAACGGAACAACCGCTAATACTCCGGCTGTAATACTACAGGTAGAATATGTTATCGCAGATGAGGCCTTCTTCGATACTATTCATACTACAAACTATGCTACTTAGGAGGTAAACAATGAGAAAATATCTTCCGGGAGATATATATGATATCGGGAGTCGGGTCAAAGATATAGACCCGGCTCTTTCCATTTCTTTTGATTATAAAAAAGAGAAATACAAAGTAAGCCGCGACGACAAGCACATAATGTATGTTGATGTTGGGGAGTTAGATGCCCGTGTCTTAACTAAATTAAGAAAAAATGATTTAGCAAGGCGTAGGCTTATAGATTTTATTTATGAGTTAGAACGTTCAGAGGACGAAGAGGAAAGACGTCGAGCTAAGGAGTTAAGCAATAAAATTGAGGAAATAACCCTTGATAAATATGACCGTATAGCAGGGATACCGCATTATGCATGTGGTCATTGGAGGTGTTAATATGGAAAATTCATGGTGGGAAACAGACAGAAAAGATAATGCTGCTGCGACAGCTGCTCATGTTAAAGAACCGAACGCAAAACACGTTATCACGGGGGTTTATGCTGCCTTTAGTGAGCCAATGAATGGGACACTGGTAATAAAAGAAGAAACCACAACCAAGATAACTCTTGATGTTCAGGGAAAAATAAATCGTTCAGATCTCAACATAGAATTGGATACAAATAAAAACGCAGTAGCTGAGTTATCAGCAAGTGGTACGGCAGGTGTTTACGGTAGTGTGCTACTGCTTGGATATACTAAATAAGGTGGTGTGAAAATTGGGAAGATTAAAATATGATGTTCAACTATCGGGCAGAAATATTGAAGTAGTAAAGTTTTTTGACGCGCTGGCGATTACTGATACTGATTTGCATACATCCCCTTTAATTGATTTATCCAAATATAGCAAAGTAATGTTTGTTGCTTATGCTACATTCGACCAGGATGTTAAAGTTTTCCCCCAGTTTGGTACTGGGGTTGGGACTTTCCG